GTAGAATAAAACGTAATGGTTCATCTAGAAAATGGCGAGCACTCAGACAAGCCATACTTAAACGAGACAACAACACCTGTTACTTCTGTGGAATTCCTACAGCTACTACGGTCGACCATCTCACACCCATCGACAAAGGCGGCGACAATCACCCAAATAATCTCGTTGCTGCTTGTTCAAATTGCAACTACTCTAAAGGCAATCGAACAGAAGAACAATATATTAAAGACAGAAATAACAAAGCGAGAAGACAAGTAATGAAAAATAAACACAAAACAACCTCATTTTTTATGGGCGCAGGACACCCACCGACCCCTGCCATCAAAACCTCCCCAAAAGAGTTGAAAACACCGTTTCAATTACCTAAAGGAGTTGGTTGTAATGATTAAAGAAGAAAAGCACAGAATTCTGCCTGCTTTAGATAGGGCACACGAGGAAGCGTTACGTCAGGGCATCATCTCAGACTTAGACGCTGCTGGTATGGCTATGGCGTTTACTCTAGCTGGTGTTCTTGATGGTGGTACGTTGAAACCTATTGAAGAAGTTAAATATATGGGGCAGTTGCAACAGATACTTGATAAGTATGGTTTGAGTTTGTATGGACGTAAAGAAAAACCGGAGTTAGAAATAGGTGAAGACCCAATTGACAATCTTAGGAAACTCAACCCCGAGAATTCAGACCACACCACTAGCTTACCCAACTAGAGGTAACGAAGTCGCCGAGTTCGCTCGGCAAATAGATATGCCGTTGATGGAATGGCAACAGTATTTAATGGACGAAGCCTCAAAGATTAAAGAAGACGGTAATTGGGCTTACAAGAATGTGCTCGCTATTGCAGCTAGACAAAATGGTAAGACACATTTGTTACGTATGCGTATTCTTGCTGGGTTATTCCTTTGGGACGAAGAACTACAGATAGCAAGTGCTCAAACAAGAGACTTAAGCTTAGAGACTTTTAGGAAAGTTGTTGAAGTTATAGATAACTATGATTGGCTACGTCGAAAAGTTAAACACGTAACAAGGGCTAACGGTCGAGAAGAGATACAACTAAAAAATGGTATGCGTTACAAAATTGTAGCAAGTAATTCAGGTGGTGCAAGAGGCTTATCGTCAGACCTTGTAATCCTTGATGAGCTTAGACAACAAAAAACCTATGATGCTTACTCAGCCCTTGTGTTCACAATGAACGCGCGTGCCAATTCCCAGTTCTGGGGCATCAGTAACGCCGGTGACCATTACTCAATAGTGCTAAACGCTATGAGACAACGAGCACTTGACAAGATAGAAAAAGATTTAGATGACCCAATGTGTTTTATGGAATGGTCAGCATCACCGAACAGGAAACTATCAGACATTGAGGGCTGGAAAGAAGCTAACCCAGCATTAGGTAGAACAATCACAGTAGACGCAATCAAAGCCAGACTAAGTGACCCACCTGAAATCTTTCAAACAGAAGTGTTATGCCAATGGGTAGAAACAATGAACGGTGCTTGGCAGATGGGAACTTGGAATACGTGTATGCAACCAAACCTTGAATTAAAACCAGACCGACCAACTTGGTTAGGTTTAGAAATATCACCAGAGCGCAACACTTGGGCTCTTACTGGTGCACAAATACTTCAAGACAATTCAATAGCTGTAGGTTTAATGGAATTTGTTGAATCAGATAACCCAATAGATGATTTACATATAGCAGGGCGCATATCAGAGTGGGCTAAACATTACAACGCCGAAGCTGTAGTGGCTAACAGGTTTACAGGTGACTCAGTAGTAGCCAAATTACGTCAATCAGGAATCAACGCAGAAGTCATTCAAGGGTCAAAGTATTATCAAGCTTGTGATGAAGTACTTAGTGCTATGTCAGGTGCACGACTAGCTCACTCAAACCAACCAGATTTAACAGCTAGCATAAATTCTTGCATAAAGAAAACAAACGACTCAGGTGCTTGGTATGTAATGAGACGTAAAGTTTCAACAGCTGCAATAAGTATGATATTGGCCGTTCACAAAGCAACAGAGTACGGTGGCAGGGCACAAAACCAAGACATTGTAGTGCTTTAGGTGCTTGACTATTATAACAATATGATAAAGAATTAGTAGATATGGGCTTCTTTCAAAATCTACTAGGTGTAACACCTAACGACAGCGTAAACAAAGTTGATGCTGCTGTAGCGCCCTACAATTACCAAGCTGTAGCACAACCATTTGATTTTTTTGGTACTACCTCAATTACAAGAGCTCAAGCTATGCAAGTCCCAGCAGTTGCAAGAGCTAGAAACATTATGTGCGCAACTATTGGTTCATTACCTTTAGAAGTTAGACGCGAATCAAACAACAGCAAAGTTACGACCCCACCTTTTATTAGACAACCCGACCCACGTATGACTGCACAAGCTGTATATACATTTTTAGCAGAAGATATTTTATTTACAGGTCAAGGTTATTTAAGAATTATGGAACTTGGCGCAGACAACAGACCTTTGAGCGCCGAATGGATTTCAGTACAAAGAGTTACAAGAGAATTAGATTTTACAGGATTAAATAGCAATCAAGGTTACAATATTACAGGTTATTCAGTTGATGGTAAACGTGTACCTAACTATGGTTTAGGTTCTTTAATACCTTTTACAGGTTACGACGAAGGATTACTTGTAAGAGCAGGCACAACTATACAAGCTGCTTACGCTTTAGAAAAAGCCGTTAGACGTTTTGCTGATGAGCCTGTGCCTTCGATGATTTTGAAATCAAATTTGCCAATGCCGGCAGAAAGAGTTACAGCTCTATTAAATTCTTGGAAAGAGGCTCGCAACAATCGCGCGACAGCGTTCGTAAATGATACCGTTGATTTTCAGTCAGTAGGGTTTAGCCCAGAACAATTGACATTAAATCAAAGTCGCCAGTATATGGCCTCAGAAATTGCTAGAGCTGTAAATTTACCTGAATATTATTTAGGTGGTAGTGCAGCTTCAATGACTTATTCAAACGTTACAGCTGAACGCAGAAGCCTAATAGATTTATCTTTACGTCCTTTAATGACTGCAATTACCCAAAGGCTTAGCGACGTGGACATAACTCCTAGAGGGTCAATAGTAAAATACAATTTAGAAGAATTTTATTCACCAAGCGCACAAGAACGCGCAGACATTTACAGCAAACTTATTCCTTTAGGTGTAATGACAGTAGAGGAAGCAAGAGAAAGGGAAGATTTGATAAATGAATAACTTTATTAAATTCTCAACCGACATTATCGCAGCTAATTCATCAAAACGTGAATTAACAGGCGTTATTGTTCCTTTTGGTCAGGTAGGACATACCAATATGGGTGACGTTGTTTTTAGCGCCGGCTCATTAAAAATCGGTGAGGGTATAAAACTTTTTACCGAGCACGATATGACTAGACCAATAGGTAAATTATCAAGATATGAAGAAGACGATAAAGGAATTATCGGAACATTCAAAATAGCACGAACCAATGCAGGAGACGACGCATTAGCCGAAGCACAAGAAGGTTTAAGAACTGGATTTAGCGTTGGCGCAATGATTGACGACTACGTAACTAAAGGTGAACAAGTAATTGTTAACGAAGCAACTCTAAGAGAAGTTTCACACGTTACATTCCCAGCATTTGGCGAATATGCCCAAATAACTGATGTCGCAGCAAGCGAATCAGAACAACCAACAGAAAGCGAGGATACTATCGTGTCAAACGAAGTAACCCCAGAAGTAGTAGAGGAAGCTGCAGCAGAAGTTGTAGCAACCCCAGCTGTTGAAGCCCAAGAACGCAACGTGCGTCCTGCAATCTTCACAGCACCAAGAAGCCCAATTGTTTCAAAGGCTTCTTACCTAGAACACAACATCCGTGCAGCACTTGGAAACGAAGACAGCCGTCAATATGTAATGGCAGCTGACACAACTACCAACAACGCAGGATTTATTCCAACACCACAAACAACCGAAGTTATTAACGGAATTGCTAATGGTGAAAGAGGCGCAATTGACTCAATCTCTCGCGCAACTTTGCCACCAGCAGGTATGACTTTTGAAATTCCAAAGATTACAACTGCTCCAACTGTTGCAATCGCAGCTGAGGAAGCAACAATTTCTGAAACAGATACAGCATCATCTTTTGTTACTGTAAACGTTCGTAAATTTGCTGGACAACAAACATTCTCAGTAGAATTGTTAGACAGAAGCTCACCAGCATTCTTTGACGAATTAGTTCGCCAAATGGAATTTGCTTATGCTAAAGCAACTGATACAGCTGTAGTACAAGCATTATTTGATGGTGGTACTGATGGTGGAAACAGAACACTTGACGCAGCTGGTCTTCTAGACTTTGTTGCAGATGGCGCAACTTCTGTTTACAGCAACTCACTTGGCTTTGCTCGTAGTTTATTAGTTTCACCTGCAGCTTGGGGTGCAATTATGGGACTTAACGACAATGGTCGCCCAATCTACACAGCAGCAAACCCACAAAACGCTGGTGGAGCAGTAAGCCCACAATCATTACGAGGAAACGTAGCAGGACTAGACCTATACGTATCACGTAACGTTGGAACTTCAACAATTACAGACGGTTCAATGTATGTAATTAACCCAGATGCTTACACTTGGTACGAAAGCCCACGTTTGAGCCTACGCACTAACGTAATTGGTTCAGGTCAAATTGACGTAAACTATTACGGCTATGGAG